CTGCACTTGACGGTCTAAGGCTCGATCCTGCGATAGTGCTTCCGAATGCTTTCACAGCTGGATACATTGATGTCTTTTTTGCAAATGCGTAAGTCCCAACGCCGCCTGCACCTGCGCTAACATTAAATCCCATAACCCAGTCACGCTCAGCAACTCCAGACTGGAACTTTTCAGCGCCCAAGGTTGCGTTTGTTACCGCAGCATTAACAATCCGAGGTGCGCCAGCAGCACCCTCTGCAATCGCTATCGGGTTATCTCTTAACGCCAACCCATCAATCGACCTGACCGGCTTGCCCGGCTCTAGTGCTGCTGTTGTTATGTCTGTCCACGTCGCCATCTATTCACCTATAGCCATTTATAGCCGTCATCGCCGTTTGGCATTAACCCAAATTGATCACCCCACCACGCACCGGCTTCTCGCTCTGTCTCGGTTGCGTCAGCGTATATCGGTGCGTCTGAAAGCATCCAAAAAGCTGACTGTCCTTGCTCGTCCGCCCCACCATACTCAAACCGCTGCAGCTGGTACTCTGTGACCTCGCCGCTCACCGTCTCTTCTGCGCTAATCACCTGCCAGCGGTTTACCCGATTAGCACCTGTTACATCAACTACGCTATCTACGGACACGTCGGCTAGATCACCCGTCCACATAGATCGATCTTTGGCATCCACCGCAAACGCAATGTATTCGGGCGTATCCCTGAATCTTATCAATAGCCTCGCCGTTGTTTGTATTGCCATCGCGTCAGTTTGTAGCCACCGGCTATATATCTTTTTAATCCTGCGCTCACCGTATTGTAAATCAGACTCGGCATCTGCATCAACACGAACACGCACGCGCCTGTAGTTTTGATCATCATCAAGCTTCTGTGTTGGGTCGCGCTGCCCAAAGAACACCCATACTTGGCTTATTCTTTCTTTCGGCTGCGCCTTTAGCTCAAAAGTGCCCGCTAATATGTTTTTAAAGTTGTCTATTGACGTCACCGTGTCGCCCGATGACGGACGCAAAGCCCGAAGCTTTATCTTCTCGTCTCTTTCATCCCACCAGATATAGAAAAGCGCCTGCTCGGTTATCTCGCCAAGCAAGTCGGTTACGCCGGTAGGCTCAGTTATCAAGGTAGACAGACGGAACTGCTCAAGCCATACGCTGGCCTCTGCGTTCCATTCTGTGAGCGGTATAAATTCCGAAGGCACGTCGCCGTAAGTCGTAAGAAGGTCGTTAGTAAGAACGTCCGGTCTGATGTCGTTATATTCTAAACACCATTGCACTCGGTCTTCCGCGTCTTGTGATTGCGCATCAGTGCCCACTTGTGCGCGACTAACACCTGTTAGTCGTATCTCTGTTTCATCAATCGTAGTGACGCCAGTATATGAAAATATTTCCTTGTTGATCCGTACTTTTCCCGGCGCGGGATACTCTGACGCGATGCCGCCTGTGATACGCATAGGATCCATGCTTGCTGCGTCTGAGTAATCGACTATCAGCTCACCTGTCGACGCTATCGGCGCTTGCGCTTTTTCATTATCAGCCAGCTTTAAAACGTCCTTCGCGCGTATGCTTACGTTCTGATTGCTGTCAGGCCCGCTGATTGAGTCGATCAAATATGTGCGCTTGTTCATTTCTGCAAGCGACTGACCAACATAGCCATCATATACGCGCATCGTGTAGCTAACATAGTACGGGTTTCTTGCTAGCCATTTGCTCCAATAGGAACCGCGATCTGTAGCAATATAGCCGCGCTCGAGCCGGTATTTATCAACTAGAACATCAGAGTAGGGATGGTCTTTAAACGTCACTGACAGCTCTGCACGAATGCCTAACGGTCCTTTAGACCTGCTCCCGCCAACAACGTTAATCTGTGTCGGGCTTGTGCTAGCCGATTGCAAAGACGGGATACAGAAAATGCCTTCAGGTAGCTTTGCCTGCGGCTTGCAGAACCGTAGAAGCAACGGCGCTGGGTCATAGTTAGGCACGTCCTGACATGTCTTTGATGTGTTGAAACATTTGATACTGCCGGTGACGCCGATCTCTGCCGTGCAGGGCGATACGCCGTATTCAAGCGAGCACAACGGCTGCTCGATCTCGATGATCTGTAAGGGTTCGCGTCCGATTGTATTCTCATTCATCGGCATAGCCCTCGACGCTCATAGACACATCCATGTAATCAAGAATGCCCATGTTTGACGGCTTAATGTCGTTAGACGTCCATGCGTATGCTATCTCATTCGGAAACTTTGAAGGCCTCCATGCTATGAAGAAAGGCTTGGTTCTCGCTGATTTAACAAACGGATCAAAGTATTCTCTGTACCATGCTGCTTTTAAGTGCTTCCATTCAAAGCTCGTTTGCAAGCCGTGCCGTATAGTTGAGCTGCCAAGCCATTGACCAAACTCTGACTTCGTTGGCCGCTTAACGGTCTTTCTTGACAGTGTTATTGGGGAGTGTCCGGCGTATATGGCACGCTGCATTGCAAGTGCCATTCCCAAATAGATGACGCAAATCTGCGGTGCTGTATCTCCTGCCACTGACACCCTAAAATAGCGATCTGTTACTTCTGCAAACAAAACCATTATTGCATTGTTGTCAGCGGGCGAAACCGTTTCGATTGTCGTCCATGCCACATTGTCTGCACTGTGCTCAATCGTTACTGTTGATTCGCTAGCGCCGAGCGTATGTGCAGCGATTCCAATATAGTCGGCAGACTTCGCTGTGCCGTTGTCAATTGTTATGCTGCCGTTGCCTGACGTGGGCTGCCACCGCTCAAACGTGTTTTCTCTCTGAATAGAATCAGCAGGCCAGGTCGACGATTCGCTAGTCGCGGTCACGGTTGCGCCTGGCACAAAGTTGTCATACCCGATGCGCGCATGGCTAAGTGGTTGAGATAGAGTGTTGACAACAACTGATGGACTAATAACAAAACTCATACTGTATTTAACCTCACTCGCATACCGTCACCTTGCAACTCGTTAATCTGGTCTACAAGACCTATCACTGTTTTTCTATCGAAATTCTGACCTGTTACGCTTAGGTTTGCAATAAGGTTTTCGGTAGGCGGCTGCACTGGCTCTGATTGATTGTTGATCCCTTGGGTAACGCTGCCGCCTCCACCTCCAGAACCGCCGCCACCTCCGCCGAAGCTGGCTGATCTGATTGCTGAAATTTGTCCGAATGTCTTAGCTAACGATGCGGCAGTATATGCCGCCGCAAATGCTGGCGCCGCAGGGCCACCTACTGACATGCCCGCATCCCATGCCGACACGGCAGCGGACTGGCCCTTAACAATAGCTTGCGCAATGGCTGCCGCCTTACCGATCTCAAACATTTTTCGGCTACCAGAATTCATCAGGCTAGTGGCGTCAGACCAAAACTGTCTTTCTGCGTCAGCTTTATCTTTAGCTTCCTTGTCCTTAATTGCAGCTCTTGCATCTGCTGCTTTTTTTTCTATTGCAGTTAACGCTTCCTCTTCTCTTTGCTTCTGCTCAACTGATAGCGCGGCCCATTCTTCTTTGGTCATTAGCTGCTGCTCAAGCGCTAGCGCAAGGTCTTCGTTTTCAAGTGCGAATTTCTTAAGAGTCAATTCTCGTTCTGATAAGTTTGCTTCGCGGATAGATTCAAGCCGCTTCTCTAACTCGTCTGATGCTTTAGCTTCCGCGTCAGGATCTCCACGACCTCCGCCCTCACCACCGCCAAGATCAGGTTTTAAAAGATCAGCCGCGTTTACCGCGTCATTAGCTTTTTCAAGAATGTTTGCTTTTGATTCTGCGACAAACTCTTTAAGCTCCATGCCAGGCATAGGAGCCATTAGCGTGTCTTTAATATCTTGCATACCGATTGCTGTTGCAAGCTGTACTGCTTTTATCTCTTGCTCAATACTCTCGCCGAAGCTTGACAAGCCCGAGTTTTCTATATCAACGCCGGGTATCTTGTTCATGACATCGATCAGGTCGTTAATAGCTCTGATCGGCTCGTTAACTATATAGTCTGCGATCTGTAGCATCACTTCTGCCACGCCAAGACCAAAAACGGCTATGCTTTTGCCGACCACTTCAAACGTTCGGCGCAGCCCTTCAACCGCATCAATCGCAAACGCGGTAGCCGAAACAGCAGTGTTAAACCCTTCGCTTATCGCTTCCCCCATGTCAAAACCGTCAGTACCCGCTTTGACCATCTTGTTAGAAACTGCATCAAGAATGGGCGCGAATTCTACTGCCATACGCTGTGAAACAGCTTCAACTATATAACCTGTTCTAGCAAAAGAGTCGTTAGCTATCTCGACTTTTGCCCCGTCAACAGCGTTAAGCGACAAACCTAGCGCGTCCAATTCTTTACGAGCCGACCGAATAGCGTCGCCGCCTTGAAGCATAAGGTTGACAAGCTCGCCGTTTCGGATACCCATCTGTCGCAGCTCGTCTGCCGCTGCCGCTGTTGATAGGCCCATCTCTTTCATACGGTCGGCAATAGCTGCCATCCTCTCGTCTACGTCCATATCGCCCAAGGCGCTAGCGTTTAGGCCTAGCCGTTTGAATGATTCAGCAGCCGCGCCTGTTCCGCGTTCAGCCTCGCCGATACGCTGGTTTAGCTTCTCGGCTGCGTCGTTCATTATGGATAGACCGATGCCTGCATCTGATGCAGCAATCTGCGTAGCTCGTAAGCCGTCGATGGTTGCGCCCATTTGCCGCGCAAGCTTAGCTTGTGAGTCAACAGCAGCCAAGCCCTTAATCGTTAGGCCAATAGCAATTGCAGCACCGGCAGCAGCAGCAGCAGCACCATATTTGGCTGCCTGCTTGATGCCGGTCTTCATTTCTCTTGATAGCTGATTTAGCTGTTTCTTCGACCCTTTTACCGCGCTGTCTAATCCGTCGGTGTTTGCGCCTATGATTACTTCTACGCCGGCCATTTAGTCGTCTCCATATGCGTCTTCGTAAATTGCAGCGACTTCTGCGCCGTTCATTCCACCAGCATAATTAGAGGGTGGTGAGAGCATTTCTATTTTTGTTTCAACTACCCAAAAAAATTCAGTTGGGTGCGTCTTCCAAAAATCGACCGGGTTGTAGCCCCATGCCACCCACAGCTGAAACCAGTGCCGGACTAACTTACCGCCGCTTTTTTTTTGGCCTTATCAGCGTCTTGGTCATTGCCGGTGCTTTTGCCTAGATCAACATCAGCACCCGGTTGCGCCATCATAGTAATGGCAACCAACGAGCCAGCCATCTCACCCATACGCTTATAGCCTGACGCCTCACGAACCTGATTAGCCGTTACCTTTGCGCCTGAATAATTCAAAGCAGCGGCATAAGCTCGAAAGATTTTAGCTGTTGGATACTTCCCAGAACCCAATGCCGGGGCAAGCTCAAGAAAAGAAACCACGTCTTCAATGGCCTCTATCAAACCCCAGATCCCGTCCTCTTTATCTACTGTGTAATCCTTGCCGTCAAACGACAAGGTTACGGGTTGTAGTTGGCTCATGTGTTACCTCAGACCGGTGGGGTGTATGTAACTACACCAGTGCTCATAAGCGATGCAGTAAATGTGACAGCTTCGTTATAGGGCTGGCCTTCACTGTACGGGCCAAGCTGGAAGGTGCCTGCAATCTCGCCGCCGTCTGAGTATGTCATCGATACGTCAGCTCGAAGACCAGCGCCGCCTGCCATCTTTGCAGTGCGCAGAATGTTGTCCTTGGTAACGCCTGACAGCTCAATCTGCACGCTTGTTTCTGCGTCTTCGGCCAACAGCACTTGAACGCCGTCATCTTCATCAGACGTTACGTTTACAGCCTCGCCATTAACAGAAAGTGACTTTTCACGCACACCAAGAATCGGCGCAGTGTCCCATGTAAATACAACTTTCCGACCATACTCGCTCATGATGATGCTTCCTCGTAAATGATTCTGAATTCTTGAACACCGTGACGGGTTATGCCGTCAGCGTCCCTTTGCACTGTCTGAGTTATATAATCAGACCCTATAAAAACTGATCCTGCAATTGAGATTGTACCACGATGCAAGACGCCGTATATAGCATCTTGAATCCGCTTTGCTTCTAGCGAGTGGCTTGCCCTGCTCCACACATGCACTTGAGCAAGACACTCGTCACCGCGCTCTGTATCTGTGTCCCATGGTTGAGATGTGCCATCACTAATAGTGACGAACGGAAACAAGCTATCATCTGCCGGGTTGCCTGCCTGTGTCGGGTTGTCGTATACACCCACTATCAATGCAGATAGCGCCGCGTCCTCTTTAAGCGCGGTATAGATTCCGAGCTGTAATTGGTATGCGCTCATGATCTGTCAAACTCCTCAGACGCTTTATTAACCGCGTTCTTTAACTGATCGACAAAATATCTTTTGTTAGCCATAAGCGCCGGGGTTAGATACGGTCTAGCTTCCATATTTAGTGTGCCAAACTCTAGCCAGAATGCGTAAGTAAGATCGCTATATACGCGCCCGCTCAGGTCTTTTGATTCTGCTTTTATGCTGCTAGCCAGCGCCCCGGTATCGGTTGCCGGAGCTTGTCCCGGTGCTGATGCCCTGTGCGTGGGTGACAGGTTCTGACCTGAGCTGCGAGTATATACAGCGCCAGACTTAGTGCCGCGCTGCACGGATTTTATCGCATCGCCGCGAACCTTTTGAGCAGTCGCTGAAACAGCCTTTGCGCCCTCTTGATGACCAGCTTTGCCCAGCTTAGCGAACGCCTTTAAGGTTTCGTCTAATCCCTCGATACGCCCGCTCACGTAGCAACGCCGCCGTCTAGATCAATCTCTAGCCATCTGTCCCTAAATTCTGTATTGATTATCGCCCGAATCTGATAAGCCCTGCCTCTAACAATAACCCGATCTGATTCTGTCAAGTCTGACCGGTACCGAATAACCAGACGGTTACGAGTAGTGGCGTCAAGCCTCTCAGCGTATAGTCGTTCATTGCCCGATATGGGTTTGAAATGGCCGCGCACGTTTGCTTTATTTGCATAAGCAATAGATGACGCGCCACCGCCAACGCTTGTGATTACCTGAGCCTGAAACTCTACAGACTCTCGCAGCATACCGGCCGTTAGGTCGCAGCACTTCACAGGACAATTACCTTGTAAGCATTAACCATCGACTGAGCGCCCGACTTCTTCATAGCGCTTGCTGTGTCACAGTCCCCGCGATGCTCAAACATGTATGAAGCCATTTGTATGATAGCCAGCCTGAGCGCTGCTGGCACGTCTAACGCTGATATGCCATAGCCTGCTGTGTACTCGATATCAACGCCGTTGGCGTTATCAAGGACGGAAGGCCATGTTGCGCCACGTTTAACAATCAATCTGCCTGGCTTCTGCTGAGTGTCTACTATGAACACGCTGGCCACCGTCACCGCCACACCGTCAGAGCTTATAGCGTCAACAGACTGTAATGGGTAGCGAGGCAATAGAACCTGCGAAGCCCTGCCGGATTGTAGCAGGTCATTAATAGAACCTTGCCGTGTACCGCTCCACCACTGCTGCCGGTCGTTCGGCCAATGGTCAAGCGTCAGCTTCCACGTCTGAGTGATCAGCGCTAACCCGGTATACTCTTCAACCATCTCGCGTGATGCCGTGATGTATAGCTCAATCTGAAAATCTTTGTCCGTGTCTGCCGTATCAATTTCAAGCTGGTTCTTCACGTCAAAAACAGACACCGGCTCAGCAAGCGGGGCGGTGACTAGGGTATGTCCGCGATACTGGTTGTAGTTTAAAGTGCTTCGCAGAGCCATAAATTAACCTTCATGCTTTGGTGCTTGTGGCTTAGTATGTTGCGGCTTGGGTGATTTCTTGGCCGGCTTGTTGGCCGCCCCATCACGGATTGCCATGTCTGCAATCTTGCCCTCTACTTCGTCACCGGCTTTAAAGCGCAAGGTCGTGTGGCCTTCTGGGGCCACGTTGTAGTCGTGATTTAATGTGACTTTCATCGCAGCACCTTGGAATAATTAGGGCCGTCCATGGCCCTGTTGGGTTATATTACGATTCTACGCTGTAGCCTTCTGGCTCGCGGTGCAAGTGACCACGGATAGCAATCGCAGTAACTGCCACGTTGGTTTCTGTGCCCTTAGAAAAGACAGCGCGCACGTATTGTTTGGTGCCAATATAGCCAAACTGATATGCGGTTGATGCCGCCAGATTTGGCTCAGTGCCGAGAATGTCAGCGTCTTCAACGTTAGTCCATGCAGAGCCGTCTACTGACTCTTCAAGGATTACTGTTGCGTCACCAGCAGTGCCGGATATTGCGCCGATTGATACTGCGAAAAGAACGCTATCAGCGCCTTGTAAATTTACTGTTTGGCCGTTAACTGCGCCGGTTGCTACCTGTGGACGAATGCTCTCTTCTACATCAGAGCAGGCGTTAAAATCACGAGTTGCCATGTCTTTATCTCCAATTCTAAAAGGGGCCGTAGCCCCTGTTATTTAAGCCGCGAATTTGATCAACTTCAAAGCTTCGAAGTTCAAGATATCGCCACCAACACGCTTGGTCGTATAAAATTTAATATACGGCTTGGCAGTATAAGGATCGCGCAACACGCGAACACCTACCCGGTCAACAATCTGATAAGCCTCATTCATGTCGCCGAATGCGATTGACAAGGAACCAGCCGCGATGTCAGGCATGTCTTCAAACTCGATTACGGAATAGCCGAGCAAGGTTGATGGCTGACCTGCTGAAATGCCTGGCTGCCACAAGTAAGATCCGTCAGAGTCTTTAAGCTTACGAACTTCTGCGGTAGCAGTGCGAGGCATAAACCAACGTGAGCCGGAGCGATAGCCTTGCTTGATGCCGTAAATAGTATCAATCAAGACGTCACCGCCTGCACTGCCAGCCGCAAACCCACCTGAAACACCGGTTGCGTTCTGCTGAATAGTGCCGGGCAGAGTAGTCCCAGCTGCGTAAGTCAAGAAACCGCGCGGCTTACCTACACCATCACCGTTAACAAAAGCCGCATTTTCTTTACGTGCGAACTTAGTCGCTACCTTGTCAGCCAACCATGCCTCAACGTTAACCATTGAGTCATCAAGCAGCTTCTGCGTAATGCGCGGCTCGGCGTACATTTCATGTACCGGTATGCGCCATGCTGCAATTTTTGGTGTGCCGGTTTCAGTGCGCGCTTGAGTCTCGCCTAC